GCATTTCTACAAGAAGTGTTCCTGTAAAGATTGCTGAGATAAGTTTTAAAGCTTTGCCAACAATTCCACCCATAACTTGAAATGCATTTCCAATTGCTATAGCTGCGGAAGTATACTGCATTTTAATTGCTGCAGCACCTATTTTTGATCTGTACTCCCACTTTTTCCATGTTGCCATTAATTTACTATCAGTAATTGCCCACTGATTTTTGATTTTTAGATTTGCATCCCGCATATCTAAAACCATCTGTCTGGTCATTCCTTTGAAAGCTCCAGATGTGACTATACCTTGTTTATCTATATTTTTAAGAGCGCCAGCAACTGCTTGAGACATACGAGCCATTTCTGTTTTTGTAAGATTGGCTTCTGTTCTTAAAGATTTCATAAACTTAGCTTCACCTTTCTTACCTGCCATTGGTGACTGTTGTGCTAAGCCTTGAGCAATTCCGTAGCCTTCTACTTTAAACTCTGCTGAAGTCATTCTACTTCTTAAAAGTTTAGTTTCATATGTTTTTTGCGCTCTTTGTGCTTTTCTAAAATTGTTTTCTGCAGAAGTGCCCCAGTCTTCCATTGACTGTTTTAAGCTATCCATAGGAATAATACTTTTAAGTATCATTAAGGAGAAACCTGCGAAAGCGCCGACCGCAAGTTCTATATTATCACTGATAGCAATCGCCATACGCTCAAACACAGGAAGCACTCCTGTAGTTATAGATTGAATTAAGTCATCAAATGTTTTTGACATTCTAACAAACGGATCTGGAGTATTTTCAATATCTCCAAATTGCTTCTGAATTTGTCTTTGAGTTTCAAGCAATACTGACTGAGAAATTTGATAGTCGGACATAGCATCTACCGCTATACCTAAAGCATTAGCGTAGTTTTTCTTTGCTTTTTCAAGTCGAAGTGTTACACCTAATTCGTCAAGTAATTCTGGTTCTGCTTTTGATACGCCTCGTACTAATCTGTCAAATGCATCTGTAAAATCTCTTCCAAGTACTTTTGATACTTTTCCTGCGGATACAGCTAAATCTTCCATTTGCTTAGAGCTAAAACCCTTTGCTGCTCCGATTGCTGATGCTGCAGATGCTTCACTGAAACTTAACATCCCTTGAGAAGCTTCCTGTAATCGAGTAGATAGATAACCTAAAGCATTACCAGTAGCGGTTGCATACTCCACCTGGGCTTGCTTCAATCTTTCTGTCTGAGAAGCATTTTTTAAGAACTGGAACGCTGCAGATACGGCGAATAAGTTAGCAGCAAGAGTAGCATATGCAGGTACAAGACCTCCAGTAATACCCTGTGCCATTTTTGAGAAGTTTTTAGTGGAGTTGGAAGATGCTTGAGCTGCACCTTTTAAATTACGATCAGCAGTTCGTGCAGACTTAGATACATTCTTTTGTCCTTCATCTACCTTGTCTAAAGTTTTTCGAAGTTTGCCAGCCTCAACGGTGGCTTTCTGCATTTTGCCATTAACTTCTATATCTATCGTAATTTTGTTTTTAGCCATTAGCCTTTTACATTATGGGTGTAGTTACCACCGCCAGCTGGTTTAGCTTTGCGCTCCTCAGCCTTTCTCTTTTTATCCGCTTCTTCCATTTTATACTCCACTATAAGTCTTTCATACAGTTTCATGAAGTATAATATAACTCTAGGGTTTTGTATTTTATGTAGCTTGAAAAGATATTCTAAATCAGTCCAAACTTTACCCATATAAGTTCCACTCATGCCTTCCCAGTTATCTGATAAGTAAGAAAGCATAAAAAATGCCACTTGAACTTCTTCCGGAAAATCAGAAGGTTCGAGCGGCATTTTGGCAGGGTCTGGTTCTTCTCCTAACTGTTTACAGATTTCTAGATATTTTTCAACATCTATTTTAGAATCACCTTCCCTTATGTATCTGCGTAGCAGCTTTTCAACTTCTGCTACTTGTTCCCAGTAAAATTTTCTAGGTCACCTACAGTTTCTGTAATCCAAGTATCAAAGTCTGATGAGTTTTTCATCAACAGCTCTGCGTTTTCTTGGGTATACGGCAGCTCATCGTCTGGATCGTAAGCAGATACATCTACCAAAAGAAGCTCTTCTAGGTAACGAAATTTCAAGCCCGACCAGCCTTTTACAACTCCTCGTACATACTCTACTAAGAACTTTTCTTCATCTAGCTCCTCTTCGGGCTGTCTAGATTTACGATTAAACTTAGTAGTTAAACATTTTTTACGAACTTTTAAAAGCTCTTCACGGGAAAGATAGGTTACATCTACAGTCATTCCAGAGTATCCTGGAAAGTCTAGTGTAACTGTTTTACTTGGAGTCATAAGACTCGCTAAAGATACTGTTTCAGTCATTTATTTAAATCCTCTTTAAAATTAATCTTTCACCGATTAATGATATAAGTATAAAGGATATTAGGAAAAAAGTCAAGATTTATTTTTCATAGGGGTAATAAAAAACGGGCCGAAGCCCGTTTTTTACAGAAGGCACACTATTAACTAGCGTAGTATTTAATAGTTGCTTCGTCAGTATTACCAATATCAGAAGGTAATGCATGGAAGTTAGTCTCCAAGCTAATAATATCTTCGATTTGGTGTACTGGAATCTCCAAGTGAGCAGTTGGAATATTAATTTCAACTTTTGGATTATTAGTTGAACCACCAACATTAAATACCAAAGTAAACTTGTTAGTTGAAGTATCAACAGCCTTTGCCAAGTCATCGAACAAGTCAGCACTTGTAGCGTTGCCGCTAGAATGAGTACCTGCATCTAGATAACAAGTAAAGTTACCAGAAATGGTACGATTACCTGTTACGTGACCAATTGGTTGATTAACTCGACAAATTTCTTCTGGAGTCAAATAGGAAATATTATTTTCAAAAGTAATACTTCCACCAGTAATTGCAAACTGATAAGTATCTGCAAATTCATTTGCACTGTCTGCATCTTGGTTTTGAGTATTTGAAGTAACATCCAAAGTAGTTAAACGGTTACGAATAAAGTTACTGGTAGATGAATTGCCCTCACTAATAATAGTTTGTGCTGATAGATCTAGTGTAGCTTCTTCTGTAATTATAGCACCAAAACCTGACCACTCTGTCATTGCAATGCCATCAATGTCAAAGTTCATAGTAGCAGAGTTTGCTACACAGTCTGCGATCTTATAGATAGTTTCACCATTTGCTGCAGCGTAGTTTACACTAGTAGTAGCACAGCCACCTAATACAAACCATAAGTTAAATACTCCAAGAACTGATTTGTTTGAATCATCAAAGTCATAAGTTACAGTATCTGGTGAGTCTGTACGAGTAACAGCTTTAGACCATGCACGAGTACTTTCTGTGTAAGTATTGTCATATGCACAGAAGTTTGCCCATAAAGGCTCTTCTACTGCGTTACCACCATCAGCGGTATTAACAGGTCTCATGTACATTGAGAATGACCATTCTGCAGGGTTAAAAGAATCTGTAAACATTGAACGACCACGACGAGTAGTACCGTTTACATCTTCCATTTCATTAACAGCTACTTCAGTAGTGTTGGTTGCTTGAGAAAATGAGAAACCGTTTAGTACTGGTAATCTCCAGTAAACACCACCGTACTCAAGGTAGACGGCTGTTTCTCTCGATAGTTGAAGTTGTGAAGCCATAGTTTTCTCCTATGAAACTTGAAAAGACTTGGTCGTGAATCTTTTGATTCGTGCCAGCATTTTCTTAGTAATGAACCTGGACTAAGATCTCTCCTACTCCTAGCGGTTCAAGCACTCCTTCGTCAGTATCAATACTGACGATAAGAATATCGTGTGTATATTGAGTATTACCTTGTTTATCTACATAGTCCAAGCGACCTTTTGTTTCAATTACAGTTTCAACATCCTCAATAAGTTTATCTAGGGCTGATACTGCGTCTTCTTCTTGAACATAAAGTCGTATAGTAATATTAAGATACCTGTCCCTATACCCGTCAGGACTATATTCTCTAGATTCTGTTCCTGCATTTAAATGTACTGCTGGAAAAGAATCAACTTCATCCCAAAACTTTAGTCTAGGATGTACGTTTTCAAATAAGTTTATTAAGAAGTCTCCGCTTCCGTCAATCTTTTTTAGTTCTCTTACTAGGGCTTCTACGATGGAGCTGCGTCTAGTTGTATACTCTCTTTGCCAGCCCATTAGGTTCTCCTAGTATAAAATCTTCCGATTGCAAATTGTGCTGCTATTTCTCGGATAGATCTATCGATTAATCTTCTTGGATCTCTTTCTACTGATCCTTGTAAGTTACCAGGTTCAAAAGTTTCGTAAGGATTTCGTTGGTAAGTATATCCAATACTTGGGTACCCTCGTGGTGTAGAAGCTACTTCAGTAACTCGTACACTAGAAGCAAATCTACCTGTTCTATATTGTAGAGCAGGAGGTTCCATATTTTCTGCTACTTGCCCAGGTAACTTACTGTTTAAAACTCCAATTAAAGCAAGTACTTCTGAGGCAGGTCCTTTCTCTACTTGCTTAGACTTCATACCTTTCGGCATAGTACTATCTGCAATTACATTAACTTTTTTTGTGTTTTTTACTTTTGCTTTTGCAGATCCTCTACTTTTAGAAGATACTTTCTTTTTTCTTTTACCAGTAACTTTTTTCTTTAAGCCTTTTCCACCTTGAGAAAGCTCATGTAACATAACTTGTTCTAAAGCTTCTTTTATTGAGGGTGATGCTTTTGCATTCGCAATGTCTTTAAAATAGTTTTCAAGATTTCTAATTGCTGCTGCTTCATATCCTGCTAAGTCAATATTTGAAGCTGCGTCTTGAATACTTATAATTGGTACATATTCTTTTTTTAAGCCTTTTGCATCAACTACTTGTGTATGATCTATCTTAATACCAAGATGAGTTTCATACTGTGAAATGCCTTTCATTAATTTGGCTTTATCTTTTCCAGTAGAAAGTCTTTGAATTTTTTCTTTGATAGCAGAAGCTCTTACTGTTGAAGCTGCTAATCCTACGGTTCTTCCGTTTATGTGTTCGGCGTGACCTAAGTGTTGACCCATCTTATTGGTTTTACCACCAATTAACTCAAGATTGCCTTCTTCTTTTTTAGTAAGTTTTTTCTTTTCTTGCTTAAAAACTCTTTTAATTATGGCTTTTAGCAACTGACCTTTTGCTCTTACTGCACTACCATAAGTTCTAATGTAAAACTTATGATCATTTGGTCTTATACCAATAACACTTGTTCCTTTTAACTCTCTAAGTCTTTCTGCAGGAATATGCCTTTCTAAACCTTTTAGTCTAGTTGTGTATTCTTTCCAGATCTTTTCTCTTACAGGCTTACCTGCAGGACCTCCTAAAGAAGGTATTAACTCTATTAAGTTTTTTGAAAATCTTGTCTTATTTATAAGAAGAATCTGACCTATTTGCTTTTCTAAATCTCTACGAGTAGATTTTACTCCAGCATTTGCTGTCTTTTGCAAGTCTCTTACAATACTTTTTGCTAACTTGCTAAGATTTGAATTACTCATTAGAAATTTTTATATAAGTCTAAAACTCTTTTTATATGTGCTGGAAAAGCGACACTATCTGAACCACCTGAAGATACAGGATTTTGCAGAGTAGCCCCTGCTAAAGTTCTTCTTTCTTTGTGCTCGTCTTTTGCATAGTAATTAACTAAATCTATAACTGCTAATTTTAAATCAGAAGGAATAGACCTATAACCTGCGGTATAGGTAATTTTTACAGAACCAGGACCTGCGGGCCAGTTTTTATAAATAGATCCAGTTACATAGTAAACACTATCCGTTGTTACGTCTAGATAATATTCTGTGCTTGGTACGGTTGAGTAACTAGAGGTAACTGAATCTCTAACTTCTACAGACACAATACTATTTACAGGACTTTCGTCTAACTGAATAATATGTGTAGGGTAATTAATACTTACTTCATCTACTTTATTAGTAGTGAAGTAATCTACAAAACTATTTCCACAATAAGTTTTTACTAATTGACTCACAGCAGTAATAATACGATCCAACTTATAATCATCTTTTGGATTAGTAATATTTTCTGTTTCTTTAAATTCTAATAATGTAATTAAATTAGCCATAAGTCAATTAGTAAAAACCGGAGGGCGAACCCTCCAGTTTTAATAGTACTAAAGTACTAGATTATGCGTAAGTCCAACGTACAGAAGGCTTATTAGCACCAGCGTTAGCAACTAGCTCGTTGAAGCCCAAAGATTGGGTTGCAACAACTACGTTACGCTGCTCTTTAATGATATAATCACTTTCGATGCCGACACCTTTTAGACGAGGCATTACATAGTTTGGCATATAGATTGCACCAGCTGCAGTTGTAGTAGCTGCGCCTGAAGCATCCAAGTTGTATGCCAACTGATCAGTAGCAACTACAGGTGAACCGTAGATAGTACCAACCATACCAGTCAATTTAGTTGCAAGGGCGTTACCAACTTCAGTGATGTCGGTGAAACCAGTTGCATCGATCAACTCATAGTAAACGTCGGTAGGTACAACATAACATACGTCAGATGCATTCAAACCGTATTTACCCATCTCCTTACGCATTTGAAGGAGATTAGCTGGAGTAACTTCACCAGAGCCAGAAGCGTCAAGTGCAGTTTGACTAGAAGCAGTTGCAAAACCAGAACCGTTGTCAGCACCAGAAGTACCAAACAAGCCGCTAAAGGTTCCATTACCCAACAACAATGCTTTGTCCACAGCGATAGCATGTGCACGAGCAAGTGCTGAAGTAATCATTGGCAATACAGACAACAAAATCTGCTCATCAGTGTCATTAGTGATATAAGTGCTTGAAATCAAACGTTGTGCTTTCAAGATAATCTGACCGATTGAGTAGTTGTTATCAGTTGCTCCTTGATCTTCCAAGTAAGTATCGTTAGCGCCGTTACTAGCACCACCAGCACCACCTGCAGACCAGTTAGCAGGCTCGGTATCAGGAGCGATTGGCAATACAGTTGCACCAGATTGAACCTGAATTTCACGGAACAATGGAGCAATTTTCTGCTGTTGACGAACTTCTTCTTCGAAGTTACGTGAAACGATTACATCGATACCAGCTGCAGTGGTAGAGGTGTAGTCAACTTCACCTTTCTGAAGAATTTCTTTAGCAAAGTCAGTGTCAAAACCTTTCTTAGTAATTTTACCAAGAATGTGTGCTTTCAACAGGTCATCTGCCATATCTTCTAGGCTACCTGGCTTACGGCCAGAGAAGTCACGCTTTGATTTACGCATAGCTTCCAACTCAGCAGATTTCTCTTCCAAGTCTTGCTTATACTTTTGCATAACTTCTTCCATGTTAGCGTCTTTAACTTCCATTTCCTTTTTGAAGTCTTCCATCAAACGCTCTGCACCTGATGATACGCCAGCTTCGATAGCTGATTTTACTTCAGCTTCTTTTTTAGCTTCTGCAGCTTTAGCTGCTTCTGCTTCTTCAGCAACTTTCTGAGCCGCTGCTTTTTCTTCTGCTGCTTTAAGAGCCATTTTAGCAGCAGTCTCGTCTGCTACTTTCTTAGCAAAAGCATCCAGGTCGATTTCGGGAGTTTTATTCTCTTCCGACATTTTGATCTCCTTATGGGATTTAGTATCCCCGTCCGGTGTGTCACTAGCTATATCTGAGTTTTCATCTTTAGCCAGAGACTGACCGGCTAGATCTACACTATTTTTGAAAGTTTTGCTCATATAATCTCTGTACTCATCAACTGAGTCAAAAGATTTAGAGAGCGAGAAAGTAGCTGCTTGATTGGCTGGTACAGATACAACTGATACCTCAAACAATTCAGCGTCCTTAATCAAGTATCCATCGGTTTCCTTAACATAATCAGCATCCTTGACTCGGAAACCGACAGAAAAGGCTCCAAGGACACCGTCTTTTACTAATTCAGCTACATCTTTAGCTGCTTTAGAAATCTTTGCTTCCATATGAAGCCCGTCTTTAGTAGGAACAATCTTAGTAGCTCTACCAATAGGACGATTATAATCGTGATTAAAAAGAATAATAGGGTTATTCTCAAAGTTTTTTAAACCACCTTTAGTCCAAGCGTCTACATCAATGCTATCACCTGCGCGATCCCAATCAGCAGTACTTGCTAGACCACGAATCATAATGCTGTCATCTTCAACATTAGATTTGAAAGTGGACGTAAGACTTACAATTTTATCCATCAGTAATTCTCGTTTTACTAGCTGCCAAAGCTGCTAAAGGGTCTGACTTTGTTTCAACTTTTGTTGTAACTTCAGCCTTTACTTCTACTTTTACAGGTTCTGGCTTTTTAGCTTCTGTACCATGAATGGTAGCCCAAAGTTCTGGTTCATACTTTTCAATCCAGCTAATGGCGGTAGTATAAGAACCCATTACTTTATTAATTTCTTTCATGTTTAAGAGCTTAGGTCTGTCAGAAACATATTTGTATTCGCGAGCTGGAACAATTCTTCCTTTCTCTGCAAAGTACATACCTAATTCTCTACATAATTTGTGCTTTCTGTTGCTAGTCGCCACTATTATCATCCTCTTGTGGTCTGCCGCCTTCGTCTGGATTTGCTGCACTGCCTGCAATATTTGCAGGAACTCTTAGATCATCATGTCCGTCTAAGTGATCAAAGCCTAAAGCGTGGCGAGCTTCGTTTGGTGAGATGATACCCGTATTTACAAGAGCAGAGTAGTACTGTGATTGATCACGTAGTTCTGGTTGTAGTGCTGGAGTATCGGTTGCATCCTCATGAATTTCAAAACCGAAAAAGTGTGAGTATGCATAGTTAATTTTACGAACAATAGGAATAATAGTTTCTAAGTAATACAATCTCATGTTAGGACGTAAGTTTGCATTATTGCCAGAATCCAACAAAATTGGTGGAATTCCTAGTGCTTTTAAAATAATCTTTTCATTTTCTTCAATAGAAGATTGAAAGTCTAATTCTTTAAAGTTTACATTTGTAAGTGCATCTACTTCGATGCCACCATCAAGAATGAGAGGTCTACGACCGCCTGCGTCTGGTCTATAACGTACAGACCAAGCTTGAATCATTCTTTCTTTAATCTTTTCAGATAAAGTATTTGGCGATTTTAGTACCAGCCCAGGAACTGCTCCGTTCTTAAAAAAGTTATCTTGAAAAGAGCGCATGGAGGCGGTCAGTTGCATAGTTCGCAAGGCTGGTTTTAACCTAGATGTTCCACGAAAGATTGAGTGGAAAGAATTTTCTTTTACCCAAATAATTTCTTCAGGAGAGTAATCTACGTCATTATATGTAAACTTTTCAATAAAAGTTTTTGAGTCTGCATGAACGGTTACATTGTCAGCAGGCAGATGATACAAATGAGCACCATCAAAATAAACAAAGATATTACCATCAAGTAAAAAGTCAGTAATTAAGTTTCTTTTAAAAGAGCTAATATCTTGGAAAGGGTTAGGTTGAGTATTTAACAGTTTTTCAACCTTTGATCTACGAACTCCAGCAACCATACCTGGAAATGATTGTTCATGTTCTACAACAGCTTTCATTTCTGAAACATCATCTACGATCATGTTTACGCCACGATTTACGATTTCTAAAGTTTCGTAATATTTTTCGTAGTTTTGGTGCTGCTCTAGAGAAGATACTTTATCTGCTCCAAAGTATTGTTGAATAGGATTCAATTTTTCAAAGTCGTCTTCTTTTCTGCCGAAGATTTTATTGTACCAAGCCATGCTTTTCTCTTTGAATCTCTACCCAGTTGATCTGCTTTTTAGCAGTTACTAAATTAGGGTTCTTCCCATATACGGAATGTAATTGCTGATGATGAGTATGACAAAGTGTGACTGTCTCATCGTATAGTTCTTTGTGGCAGTCTTCTATAAACTCATCACGCCAAATAACAATATACTCATCCGTGTAGTGTTCAGGTCTCTCTTTCTTTTTCTTTTCTAGCCAAGACCTTAATAGTTGAGTTAGAGTGTTATAATGGTGAAAATCTAGTTCGGTTTTCGCGCCGCAAATATAGCACTCAGAATCTTTTTTATATTTTGATTTAGCTCGATCTCTAACGTATTTGATTGGATCTCTTTTGAGCTTTTTCATATTTATATCCAGAATTATATCGTGTGTTAGATAAATTGTCAAACATTATTTTTGGTCACCTGTCATTAGAAACCAGTCATTGCCGTCTCAAATGAATATAATGCATATCGAACTGCATCTGCCATATGCGATGCTCTATTATGTTTAGGCTTTTCTTTCATTAAGTTAGGATTTGGATCCCACTGATATTGGTCTAAACAAGAAAGTACTTCATCACAACGTTGGTCTACGAGAAGGCTATCATTATCAACGATACCAGCAACATGAGAAATCCCATCGAGGACTGACTTTTTAGCGTTGATAGTAGATATATCGTAATTTTGCGCAAAGTCAAAGCGAGTTTGTTGAGCAGCAGAGTCAATATAGATGTAATCAATGTCATATTTTTCAATCATTTCACGAATCTTATCAGCGTGTTGCTCTGTTGTTCGTTCTGCGTCTAAATACTCGTCGAGTACATAGTACTTTTTTTCATCCCAGTCATATGCAATTACACAAAATGCTGTAGGATCTCTATAACCTACGTCAAGCCCTGCAAATACATCCATTTTACTTGTATCAAGTTCTTCATTATTTGAGACACATTCTTCATGGTTAAAGTTCCAAATCTGACCTTCATAAGTATTAAAGTCAGCTTCATACTCTTGCCTAAATTCAGCATCTGACATACTTTTACGAGCTTCTAAAATATCAGATTCTGACATACGTGGATTATCTTTATAAGTTGCACGAATTGAGCACCATTCAGGAAACTCATCGTTAAATCCACGATCAAAAAACTCAGCAAACCAATTATTTCTACCACGAGGAGTAGAAATAAAAATTGCTTTTGAGTTATCTTTATCTAGCGTAGGACGAAGTGCCACGTTGAAAGCATCTCGTCCATCTGCTAAAGCAGCCTCATCAAATATAATTAGATCATAAGATCTACCAACTGCTGAGTCTACTTGGTTTACAGAACCCATACGAATTGTTGATCCGTTTGTAAGTTCTATAACTTTATCTTTAGCGTTATCACGTTTAACCTCTAAGTCAAAGTGTTTTATTAAATTACGCTGAAGATCAAAAGAAATCTGAGACAACGAATAGTTTGGGGACATAATAAGTATATTAGATCCTGGGACTAAGGACACTAATTGTCCTATAATATTTGCGATGTACGTCTTTCCTTGACGACGCGATATTGCTGCACACACAAAACGATATTTCGGATTGTTAATCGCATTAATAATCGCCATCTGTGATGGAAGTGGTGTGACACCTAACAACTCCAAGTATGGAGCAGTAGGCAGTTTTAGAAATCGTGTCTCAGATTGTAATTCTGCAATTTCGTTCGTTATAATATCCGAACGACTTATTTGTATTGCCATTTATTATTTCTTCTTTGTGTTAGTCATTGCGTCAGCACCAAAAAATGCAGCTACAAGTACTGCGATTGATGCAAAGTAAGTAGGTGCAATATCAGCAATAAGTTCTGCTGATTTACCCATAGAAAGAGCATCTGCTAAAAAAATACCAAAAGGATATACAAGTAATCCGGTTAATGCAAACCATGCCATTTTACGAATAGCATCTCGCTGAGCATCTTTATCTTCTAACTCTTTTCTTTTAAATTCCATATAAAGACGATGTTCTTCATCATCTACAATGCCATCCCCATTACTATCGGCTGGATGATAGCATTTTTGTTTTTCTT